AATCAAATTAAAATGGCAGGTGATTTATTAATTGCACAAACAAGATTTTTTCAAATAGCATTTAAGAAAGCTAAGTTATCATGGAAAGCTAATAGAAGTATTGGTGATAGTTTAGAGCACAGATTTGATGGTAGACAACAAAGAAACATGGAAACATACTTTGAACAATTAAAAGCTTCTGACAGTATTATCAAACAAGTTGCAGGTAAAGCAGCTACACCGCTTGGTAAACTATCTTTTCTTACTTTAAGATTACTAGGTGCCGGTGATACTTTAATGAAAAACATTTTTAATAGAGCAGGAAGAGTTGCCAATGTTAATCAAAGAATGAGAGCTTTTTATCCTGAATTATGGAAAGAAAGAAAACTATTTAACAAATCAAGTATTGTTGATTTACAAGATAACATAAGAAATACTAAAGAAAATCTTAGATTTGAAACAGCACAAGATAAACCTAATGTTAAAAGAATAGAAAAATTAAATAAAAAATTAGCAGAATTAGAAAAAACTAAAGTAGAACAAACACCATTTGAAAAAAAATGGTCTGAGTTATATTATCAATATGAAGATGAGTTTGGTAATTTTAAAGAAACAAAAACATTTAATAAACTAGAAGCATCATCATTAGATGACTTAACTAAATCAGTTGCAAACGACCCTACATATATTGCTCGTAGTGGTTCATTTACACAAAATCTTAAAAATGAGATGTTAGATGCTAACCAATTTTATCCAGACCAAAAACAAAGTGGTGCTAATATTGGTGATTGGTTATTAAAGACTGTTAATAAAGCTCCATTACTTAGAGTGCTTACAAGTTTACACTTTGTAAAAACTCCTGTTAACTTATTCAAATACGGTTGGCAAGCAACTCCCGGACTTAATAAATTAAACGTGGAATTTAATGCTATGCAAAATGCTTCTGACCCTATTGTTAGAAACAAAGCACAATCTATTAAAGCTGTAGGTATAGCTGTGTATGGCTTAGCAACGCACCTAACACTACAAGGTAGTTTAACAGGATATAGAGAAAAAGATAGAAAACATAGATTTGCTTATAAATGGCAAGATGAAAATGGTGTAACACAATACACACAACTTTCTCGTTTTTTTCCTTTATCAATTCCGTTTATGGTTACAGCATCAATACAAGATGCATTAGAAGAAGCAAGTGATATATTTAATGACCCATTACACAGCGCAGAGCAAGAAAGATACTTAGATTTTATGCGCCATATTGGTGGTGCATCAATGTCTTTATGGTCTAACATCTTTGCTAGTAATTTAATGACACAAGATTTTTTTAAATTAACTGAGATATTTTCTGAAACAGAAGCTACTAATGAAGAAGGAGCTGCTAATATTTCTAGATTAGAAAGATATTTTGGAAGATTTACTTCTAAAAATGTACCATTAGCTACGTCATGGAGATGGCAAATAAGTATTTGCAGACGGTGAAGCAGAACTTGTAACAGCTTTAGACCATTTAAAACAATCAACACCTTATGGTTTATCTAAAATAATAAATGAAAAATACTTAGGTGGTAAATTAGATGCATTAAATTATGGAGATGCATTATCACCAAAATCTGACCCGTTGGGAAATGAATATGCAAAACCTAGAGGATTGTTACTAGGTCAAGCACAAGATATGTTTCCTGTTACTTCACATTGGAGTGATAACATGGTAGACAGTAACGGAAATAAAATTGTATTATCACCGGAAGCTAGAGAAAAATTAGAAACTTCTAATATTAAATGGGAAAGACCTCAGTTTACTATTCAGATTGGAACTAAGAAACCATTGAATATGAAATTAACTACAGCTATTCAATACAAACATCCTGTTACTGGAGAAACAATTAAATTTCCAGAAGGCATTACTATGTACGAAGCAATGCGTCAAGTTAAAGGTCAAATTAAAATAGCAGGACGAACTTTAAATGAAACATATCAATATGAGTTAGAAAATCCTAATTCTGAATTTAATAAAAGATATGCTTCTAATAAACTTCTTGGCGGTAAATATATTGGTGATGATTACCTATTACAACGAATAAGAGAATTTGAAAGAGAAGCTAGAGAGTGGATTAAAAGCAATGCTTTGATTGATATTAATGGTAAAATCACGACAGCTAGTGCACTTAAACGTAGCGCAGAAACCATTGAATTTATGGAATTAATGGGTGAATAGATAAAGTACCCCTTTTAGAAGAGATAAACACAAATTATGGCTAATTCATTCGTAAGATACACCGGAAACGGTACAACTACTACATACGCTATACCTTTTAGTTACAGAGATACAGCTGATTTATCAGCTACAGTAGCAGGTGTAAACGTTACAGCTTACACTTTAGATGCCGCAGGTACTAACCTTACATTTACTACAGCACCTGCTAATAATGCTGCGATTGAAATACGAAGAACTACAAGCCAAAATACAAAATTAGTAGATTACGTATCAGGCTCAGTATTAACTGAAAATGACCTAGATACAGATAGTGACCAAGCGTTCTTTATGTCGCAAGAAGCGATTGATAAAGCAGGTGACGTCATATCATTAGATAACGTAGATTTTAACTGGGATATACAAAATAAAAGATTAAAAAATGTAGCAGACCCTGTAGATAATACAGATGCTGTTAACAAACAATTTATATCAACTAACATACCTAACATTACAACAGTAGCAGGTATTGCGGCAGATGTAACTACGGTTGCAAACAATGATGCTAATATTACCGCAGTAGCAAATGATGCTACAGATATAGGCACTGTAGCTACAAACATAGCTTCAGTAAACACAGTAGCAACAAACATTACAGATGTTATTGCAGTAGCTAATGATTTAGCAGAAGCAGTTTCAGAGGTAGAGACTGTTGCAAATGATTTAAACGAAGCAACTTCAGAAATTGATACAGTTGCAAATGCTATTACTAATGTAGATTTAGTTGGAAATAATATAGCAAATGTAAACACAGTAGCAAGTATAGATGCAAATGTAACAACTGTTGCAGGCATCAATACAGACGTAACTTCAGTAGCAGGAATATCAAGCGCCATATCTGCTGTTAACTCAAATAGCACAAACATAAATGCGGTTAATGCTAATTCAGCTAACATAAACACAGTAGCAGGTATCAGCTCAGATGTTACAAGCGTAGCAAACATATCAAGTGATGTTGCGGCAGTAGAAAATATTGCATCAAATGTAACTACTGTAGCAGGTATCAGTTCAGATGTAACTTCAGTTGCAGGTATTTCAAGTAATGTAACAACAGTAGCAAGTAATAATGCTAATGTTTCTGCGGTTGGTGGTGCGATTACTAATGTTAATAATGTTGGTAATTCAATAGCTTCAGTTAATACAGTAGCTACAAACCTAGCTTCAGTAAACAGTTTTGCAAATACATATTTAGGTGCTAGTGCAACTGCACCAACACAAGACCCTGATGGTTCTGCCTTAGATTTAGGGGATTTATATTTTGATACAGCCTCAGATACCATGAAAGTCTATGGTTCTGCGGGGTGGACTGCGGCAGGTTCTAGCGTTAACGGGACTGCAAGCAGGTTTAAATATACAGCAACAGCCAGTCAAACAACATTTACAGGAACAGATGACAATTCTGCAACTCTTGCGTATGACGCAGGTTTCTTAGATGTCTACCTAAATGGTATTAGACTTGTAAATGGAACAGATTTTACAGCAACTACAGGTAATTCAATAGTATTAACTACAGGTGCTAACTTAAATGATATTTTAGAAATAGTTGCTTTTGGTACATTTGCGTTAGCAAACTTTAGTATTACAGATGCAACTGATGTACCGCCTTTAGGTACAGCAGGACAAGCATTAGTAGTTAATTCTGGTGGAACAGCTTTAGAATTTTCTAATGCTTCTTCAGCAGAAGTTTATGGATTTCACAAAGATAGTAATGGAGACTTAATAGTCACTACTACTAATCAAGGAGTGGATAACATTTCAAGTGCAACATACGCCACATTTGATGATGTTTTATTTAGTGCGAGTGGTTTTACATTTTCACTTTCTAATGGCGAACTAATAGCAACAATATAAGGAAATAATATAATGGCTCAAGTAAATCTCGGCTCAATTAAGTTCAAGTGGAAGGGAACTTATGCAGGTGGAACAGCTTATACTATAGATGATGTCGTATCGTACAATGGTTCGTCATACATTTGTATACAAGCAAGTACAGGAAACCTTCCAACTGATACAACTTACTTTGAACAAATGAGTTCAGCAGGTACTAATGGTACTGATGGAACAGATTTAACAACA